TGATTTGTTACTTCAGGTGTGGCACGGATGCCATCTAGTTTTTTGTTTAGGTCGTAAAAGAAACTCATAATATTATCCTCTTGGGTTGGCGCCAGTGGCTGGCTTGGGCTGACGCTTGATATTGGTCATTGGGCTCTTATTGCCCATGGGCAATTCATTTGTGGTTTTTGCTGGTGGTGTCTTTCCCCCGGCCACAGTAAAGTTGCTCTTGTAAGCATTTTTTAACACCACATGATCATATGGATCAGCGGCATAGTCTTTCTTGAGAGCACGTTGTTTGGCATCATCGGCTGGATATGTGGGATCATCCAGTAGGTCTTTGTTTTGACTGCCAATCTTTTCAGCTTCGATGTTCATGCTTTCTTCGTAGGGCGTGGTCATCATCACAATGCGATTGGGGTCCATGCCCAGTATCTGTGCCAACTGCTTGATTTGTGGTTCAATGGCAGGATACTTGAACTCTGCATCCACAATGGTCATGCTTTGGTTGGGAAAAGCTGGAAAGTCTGGAATCTCTTTGCGCACTGGACTTGTCTTGGGCTTTGACATTTTGACAACGTCAAACTGTGCCAGCTTGCCTTCTAGTTCTCTGAAGAAGTCCGAGGGCACGTCGCCAACCATCTTGATTCGATAGTTGTAGGTACGTTCGCTTTCAGCTAGGTATTTTGCAAATGGTTTCATATCGGTGTCCTATGCTCTATTTATTCTTTTTGACTGTTTTGATCTTTACGACCTATGATACGTTCCAGTAAATCATTACGGCTCAACACCACGCCTTGTGCTGTTTGTACAAGGCCTGTGCCGTCGTTGCCATCAGGTTTGGGTGTTTGATCCAGTCGCATCTTTTTCAATTGCAGGTCGATCATTTTGAGTTTTTTGTCCAGTTTGGCTGTTTTTGCTGTGATTGCATGGCCCAGCATGTTGCTGGCCACGCCAAAGATTTCACTGGCAAAACGACTGTCAACCTGCATGCCAAGATCCATTAGATCTTTGTAGCTGCCCTTGGCCAAGTCGCTGAGTTCGTCCATTTCTGTGTCGGTTGAATCCAAGCCCCGAACTGCTGGCAAAGCATTGTCTATTTTGTCAATGGCAGTGTCCAACGCTTGCAAAGTTTCTCTGCTGGCCAGCAGATCAGGAATTGCAGTGTCTATTTCGTCTGTGGTAGGAGGTAGATCAAACAGCTCAGAAAGTTTACGTGTCATGCCATATTTAGTGGCTTATGCTCGACCGTTATGAAACATGTCATTTTCTGTAATGACCCTAAAGCTCAGGCCATTGCGGCGAGCCCATTTGGTAGCAGCGTCCCATTTGGCATAGTTGATAGCTACCACAGCCCTGTCTCGGCTGCTCATTTTTGATTCGATAACACTTTGCTTTTTGGGCTTGATTTCAATCAGCTCTGCTCGCATGGTGTTGGTTCTTGTTCGATAAGTTATCAAAAAGTCTGGAATATACTGTGTCATTTTGCCTGTCAGCGGGTGTTTGTATGGGATAGCAATTGATTCGCTGGCCCACTGCAAGATGTGATCGTTGGTGTCGCAAAATCGCATGAAGCTGAGTTCCCAGCCTGAACGATATCTAGGAGTGCCTTTGCCCACATACTTGGCTCGATTGATCACATCGTAGCTGCCCTGGGCCCAGTGACTCATTGTATCACTGCCCGAGCTGGATAGAAATTGGGTGTCACTGCCACGCCCACACCCAACAAAGTGGCACGATTACGCACCAGATTGAGATAATAGGCCAGTTGCACATTGAGGTTGACCCCTGACGTGCCTTCAAACTCTGACAGCAAGGTCAGTGCTGGAATGCCAGTTTCTTGAGCAACTCTAAACAGGCTCACAGTAAAGTTTCCTGCTGCTTGTTTTGTGGTCATTTGTTTTTGAAAATAACTAAACACCACATCATATTCTGCAGCCGACGCATTTATATCAAATGCATAAAAGGAATCAAACACTCTGACTGTTTGTCCCAGTCTTGGGTTAACTTCATTGACCGTGCTCATTATGGAGTTCCTGCGCCGTTGGCTCTAGCTGCTGCTGCGGCACCTGGGGTTTGACGTGTTTGTTGTGCAGTGGGGAAGATCCAGCCATCAGCCTTGCTGGCCACTGCTCTGGTAGCAGCCGGCAATGCCCCTACCAACACATCCTTGCCCAGCGCTGTGGCTTCGCTTACGGCCAGCGTTTTAAGACCGCCAAATTTCTTGTTGGTGTTGTAGAATGTGCCAGCTTTTTGCACAGCACCAATCACACCCAGCACTGATCCACTTTGCAAGTCTTCACCAATTCCGCCCACGACATCCAGCAGGCCGCCTTGACCAAAGATGCTGTTGGTCGAACCTGGTCTAGCAAGTGGACTACGAGTTGTGTCATAGTGTTCAGGTTTGCCAAAGCCCACCGCAGATTTGTTTGGTGCTTTAGCGTAATACTTGATACTTTCGTATGCTACAGTCATGGTATTTTGCATGGTGCCGTTGCCAGCACTATAATCATACTGATCATGCGCCCAGTTGGTAATGATAGGATTGATCAGCACATACTCGGCGTACTTGTGATTGGTATCAAATCCGTAAATGCGAATGTCGCGAAAGAACGCAGGCTTGCCGCCTGAGGTAGTTGCACTAGTGGTTCCGTCATTGACTGATTCGCCAACATATCCCCAGTCGTTGACCTGTCGATTATCTGAATAGATATCACGTTCCCAGCCGCCAAACCCATTTTGTTGATTTTGGCTAGCGCCTGCACTGCCATTGGTGTTTGAATCATTACCATACTTTTGACTGGCATCTTTGTAGTAGTAGCTGTAGTAGTTGTACCACATGTTACGCACAGTATCGCTGCCGTCGTCGTGGAATGTGAGAGTAATGGGATCATAATTGATCTTGGTCTGGACCAGACGTTTACGATTGTACTGATTCAAATACTCATGACTCACATTGAATTTAGGAAGATCTGCTGTTTTAACTGTGTAGCTGATATTGGTCAAGTCATCAATGTCCATGGCACCTTTGAGTGCAGGGATCTGTTGATAGTTAACTGTGAAGCTAACGTGAAAAAGGAACTTGAACCGAGGTTTAAGTTCGTATGCATTTGTGCGAAAGACCTTGCTTGCGTGAGTGTAATCACGCAAGCTGTCGGTGCCAAAAAAACCCTTAGCGAAGTCTTGGCCAAAACTGCCCATGGAGTTTAAGCTCCGGCGCCAGTTACCACATCGCCAATAGTTCTACCAACCAGTGTACCAACGCCCTGACCTTCGCCTTGGTTGGCGTTGTCATAAGTGATGGTCATGTTGATTGTTACTGGAGCACTTTCACCATAGTTAAGAGCACCGTAGTCTGCATTTTTAATGTAGCAGCCATACAGATTCCAAGTTTCAAGCACTACCGGAGTCGATGCGCCGTTGCCGCCGTCAAGTATTTCTACCACAGTGGTAAACTTGTAGTCAATACCAGACGCTGCTGAGGCCATCTCTAAAAAGTCCATTTGTTTTTGCAACTGTTCGCCGATCAACTTGCTGACGGAACCGCCTGCATCGTCGCGCACTTCACATGTGACATCTGGCCACGAATGTTTGCCAGCCAATTTTAGCGTTGAGTTGTAGATTGGTAATGAAATTTCTTCAAATGTTGGATTTGGACGTGAAAAACTCATGACCTGTTTGGTCAATTCGGTGGTGGGTTTTGACACACCAAAGTTTTCAAACATCACTCTAAAGCGATATTTGAGTTTGGGCATCAACAAGCCCTGGGTTGGCGAGCTTTGATCGCTTGCCAAAGGTACTGTCATGCGCTGTAATGATGAAACTGCCATTTGTTATCTCCTATGTGTTTATTTACCTGAATCAGGTGAGTGAAAAATCACCCACCTTTTTCTTGATTATCCAGCAGCAATCTCGCCAGTGTTCTTGATACGCAGCGGGATGTAGATAAATTCCACGGCCTTCACTGGTTCAATTGCAATGTCAACATATAGTTCGTTGCGGTCAATACGTGCTGGTGTGTTGTTGCTCAAGTCGCAAACAACCAGGTAGTCATAAATTGCTCGTTTAGCAATCAAATCAATCATCAAGCTGTTGCACAAGTTGGTGATTTCGTTACGTGTGATCTCATCGTTAGGTTCAAACAAGAACAGTTTACCAATTTCTTCAAGTCGTCCACGCAAGAATGCAACCAGGCGAGCAACGTTGATACGATCCAGTGCTGTGGTTGTGATAGTTGTGGTCTTGTTACCAAAGTTGGTAATACCAATGCCTGGGATAAAGGTAATTGGGTTGATGTTGCGCTCATACAAGATATCACGAACACTTTGACTCACACCAATCTGTTCAAATTCTCCAGTGGCCGAATCAATGTATCCAATTGCGCTAGCATTATCAATTACACCACGACGTGTTCCAGCTGGTGCCAACCATGGATAGCTCACAGCATCGCTGCGCAGAATTGTGCGAACCATCATGTGGCTAGGTGGAGCAACAACTAGGTTGCCACCCAAGTCTGTGGTCTGACAGCTGGGGTAGAATGCGCCAGCATAGTTACTGGTTGCTGCGTTGCCGTCTTCAGTTGGCAAGCCTTCGCCGTTGTTGTTGGTTGCCCAGGTCACAAGTTCGTTGCCAGTTGCACCAAGACGCATTGGAGTATCAGCGACCACAAACAATGTGTTGTTACGCTCATTGCTGAGTGCAATCATGTTTGGTGTCAACTCAGGATACGCAGGTGTTGCAATAAGGTTGAACTGATTTTGTTCTTCACGTGCAGCAGTGCTGGTGTCAATACCTGACTTCATTGCAGCCACAATCATCTTGCGTTGTGCCAGACGTCCAGAGTACATGGCGCCATTGGTTTTGTTGCCGCTGGCGGTTAACCAGGTGTTGGTTTCAGCTGGCAATGTGTCGTCAGGGAATGTTGTTGAGTTAAAGTAGTTGGCCTGGAAACTCTTGACATTGTAACCAGAACGGCGTGTGTTGAACAACAACATGCCTTGTGGATACAGTGCAGGATCGGGAGCGTCTAGATCTAGATAATTGCTTTCCAACAGGCTCTCAATGGTTGGAAACGGGTCTGCCACAGGATCTGTGGTGCCGTTGGGTGCCCATCTAGCATCTGCAAACAACACCCCGTTTTCGGTGACCTGATCAGTGGTGTCAATTGCTACCCACTGGTCAACACCGCTGACTGGCTGCCAGCGATACATCACAGGATAATTTTCTAGATCACTGGAATCAATCCACAAATCGCCGTATTCCAGTGGCGATAATGCTGCGTCATTTTGAGTGGTTGGCTCAGATGCTGCGACAATAGGACCCGATGCATTGGTCTGTGACAGATCAAAACCACGAACGTCATTGACAACGTTTTGATATCCCAGCCAGGCACCATTGTTTTGGATCATGATATCCACATCACTCACTGTGCTGTAGAACCATAAACGTCCATCAGCTGGATCCTGATCAGGTTCTGTGGTGCTGGCTGTGTAGGTAAACAGTGGTGTGGTTACAAAATTACTAAACACAATTGAGTTAACAAGTGTACTAGATTCACGAGCCTTGGGAGTTGCCAAAGAGAATCCAGCCACACTCAGTGGCGTTCCGCTGATGGGAGTAACCACAATAGATCCGCCAAGCACATGTGTCAACACAATGTTACCAGCAGAATTAACACTAGCAGTCACGTGAAGCACATTGGCCTGGCTCACTGCTGTGATAAAATCAGACACTGTGCCGGTGCCGCCAATGGTAACTGTGCCTGTATTAAGACTTCCTGGATTGTTTTGAGCAGTACTTGCCAGCGTAAAACTACTGCCAACTGTAAATGCAGTGCCCACTGGAGTTGTGGTACCTGTATATATTGCTTGACCCAATGTAAGTCTTTCAAGTATCAAAAAGTTAAAAGAACTGTTGGGAGAAGTTAGATACTGTTGAGCATCGTATTGAACATATGTTGTTCCTACAGGTATATTTCGGCCTCCACCTGCGGGATCTAGGGTACCAAATGCAAACGTATCATTAGCAAAAGCAGGCACAGCTTGTGCAACAAAGGTGTCTAGTGCTGCACTGTATTGTTTGAACGAAAGATTCAATCCGTTGTTGGCACTACTAATGTTGTTCCACACACTGCCAGTTGGACGAGGGGTGGTATCTGTGGTTCTCCAACGAGGACTTTGATAACTGTAGCCTGGGAAGTAAACAGGAGCAAAATACTCGTCGGCTGTGATGCCCAGTGCTGTCAACAATGCTGCACCAGAATTAGGACCAGCTTGGATGGATACCACACCGTTGGTTGCAGTTGAACCATCATTGGTAGCATTGGAATTGGCAAAGATTGCCAATCTGCCAGATACAGCAGCAGCAGTAACACCTGCAATAGCAGCACTATTGATCAACGCAGCAAAGCCTGCCACAGTATTGGTAGCACCAACTGTGATCAAATTGTCATTGATAAAGATGTTGTTGCCAATAGTCAGGCTGGAAGGGGTGTTGGTGCCAGTAACTGTTGCCCAGCTGGTTTGCCAAGCAGTGGATCCAACTTGAACCCAGGCATTGCTGCTGTTTTTGTAGTAGCCAGTAATAAAGTTGTCAATTGGCACCACAGCGTAGTCACCAATATTGCCAACAGTGGTAAGTGGTGTGTAGTTGCCGCCAACCGCGCTCACAACATCAGCGGTGCTGGTAATAACAATAGGAGTTTTGTTTGTGAATGAAGCAGTAGTCTGGTTCCATTCAAAAATACCCCAGAGACTGTTTGCAGTGTCTAACCAATAGGTGCCATCTACAGCTGATCCAACTGGGCGACTCAAAGAAGCTGTGAGTTCAGTAAGGTCAATGTCCACACGTTGAACATATGCACGATTGGTAACGCCCAGTGCTGAGTAAGCAGCAAGCAAACCATATTCATTGAGTTCATAACCATTGATAGGAGTACCAGTGGTTGTGTTGTAGAAGAAAGGCACACCGTATGTGGCTGCCAGATCACGTTGACTAGTGATCAAATAAGTTTTGTTAGCGTTTGCAGCAGTTGTACCAGCTGCCACAGTGATACCATCACTAGAAACTTTGTTCTGTGCGGTTGCTACTACAAAGTAGGGTACTGTGTTAACTGCTGAAGGGATGTATTGACTTTCGTCAATTACTGTTACTTCTACGCCGGGAGAGATTAGAGCCATCTTGTGGTTTCCTTTTCAAGTTGTAGATATTTATAGGCATATTGAAAAAACAGTGTTCTACACTGCCCTTTGCAAAGGTCCGTCAATAAATACAGCATGAAAAGACCCACTTGCACAACTTGTAACCAACGTCCTTGTGCCGTAAACTACCACCGAGACAATATCACACACTATCGAAGCAAGTGTGAAAATTGTCTGCGTAAAAAACGTGGTTTACCCAAAAGAAAACCCAACTGGGAAGCAGCTGGATACAAGAGAAAAATGCAGTGTGATCGCTGCGGGTTCAAGGCCCGATATTCAGCACAAATGCTGGTATATCATGCCGACAGCAATCTCAACAATTGCGAGGCCAAGAATCTCAAAACTGTGTGCCGCAACTGCGAAGTTGATTTGTCAAAATCTGATTCTACATGGAGGCCTGGTGATCTGCAACCAGACGTGTGATCAGTTCGACTGTGTTGCGTTGCAGATCTGCTAGTGTGCCGTTGTTGTCGATCACATAGTCTGACATCCAGGGCTCTAGAGTCATGCTGCTTTTGTCTTCCTGGGGCAAATGATCGCTACGATCTACCCAGATAGCATAGTCAAACACTCGAGTATTGCGCATGGCATGAAATTCACCTTTGTTTCTAAGGCCACAGTAGATTGAATTTTCAGCAAAAATCTCACGTCCCAATCTAGCATAGTCATCTTTGCAGTAATCATGAATCATGTCATACCATTCGGCTCTGTGATTGTGCCGATCCAGAAAACACTGCTCGTAGGTGGTGTATCCATACTTGTGTTTGAGTTCAGCATAGATAAACTTTTCAGCACAAAAGTCTGAACTGGAACGAAAAGAGTATGCAAATTCTTCACGTAATATGTCGCACACTGTGTCTTTGCCGTGGCGAGCATTGCCAATGATCAATAATTTAGGTAGTGTTTTCATTTGATAATTTCCTCAAACCATGCTTTGCAAGCGGGCCAGTCTCGATAAATGTGTGCCAGGCCGCCTGCTTTGATCCATTCCTCACAGTTGCTGGTGCGATCATCGATCAAAATATCAGTGGGGTTTTTGCAGTGGCGCCACTTGTCAAAAGAAAAAGGACCAATTGTAACTGGAACATCCGCAAAATGTTCCTGTGCCCAAAACACTTTGTCGCTCACAGCAAATGGCATGGAGTAGTCGTGTGGTAGTGCAGTCAAGAACCGCAAGTGACCGTTGGTGCTTTGTGTAAGATTTCTACAGTAATCAACTAGTTCATGTGCGCCATCTTTCAAGGGCAAAGAGCGATAAAAATGTGTGTCAGATTTGAGTTTGTCCCAGTCTGACTGCGGAATACGCTCACTTGTTTCATGATTCCATCGCATTTTTAAAAAGTCCTGTGCATGAGCCATCCAGTCTGCTACCACATCATCCATGTCAAGATAAATGTTCATTTCAATGCCTTTACGTTTAGATGTGTTAATGTGTTTTGCAACATACCAATTTGTCTGCGACAGTCTTCAAGAGCATGGTGGCTAGTTGGAGGTATTGGCTGATCAGGCCACAAGCTGAACACTGTGCGACTGTCTCGCACCATGTAGTATTTCCACGGCAGGGGCTTGTTGTAGCTCTTGTAGGCGTGCTCAAGAATATTCATGT